TGTGGAGGGTTTCAAAGATGAAGTCACCGGATTACATGCCCCCACAGACCCGCCTGCAAGCACTGATAGTGATCTTATGGCTGCTTACATTGTTGGGGATCATCATCTTGGGATGCTTGCTCATCACTCTGAAACGATGGGCGATGACTATGATGTCAAGATTAGCCAAACTGTTCTAGAAAATGCTATTGATCGTCTGGTCTCATCGTGCCCCGCCTGTGAAGTTGGAGTGCTAGTAAACTTGGGCGACTTCATGCACATCAATGACTCCACCAGTTCAACGCCTAACTCCAAGCACTTGCTCGATAGTGATGGTCGATACTCCAAGACCATACGCGCAGCTAGTAATGTGATAAAACGTACCGTTTTGCGTATGCTTGAGAAGCATAATCAGGTGTGGCTTGTGAATGTCCGAGGCAACCATGATCCTGATGCGGCCTTATGGCTAAACGAGGTCATGCGTCTGTACTTCGAGGATGATCCACGAGTCAAGGTATTTGACAACGCTTCCAAATTTATCTGGTGGCAATGGGGCAAGAATCTAGTCGTGACGCATCACGGAGATCGGATTAAAATGTCTAATTTGCATGGGTCAATCGTCAGTAATTTGAGGCAAGAATGGGGAGAGAGCGACCACACCTTTGTATGGACGGGTCACATACACCACAAAAATCAGGAGGAATATGGCGGCGCATTGTTCGAATCTTGGAACATCCTAGCACCCGCCGATGCTTGGCACAGTGGGGCAGGCTATGCCAGTTCTCGCAGTATGACTTGCGTAATCCTCCACAAATCGTTCGGGGAGCAAGGCAGATTGAAGGCAAACATTCAGGAGTTGGTATGACAGCGCTTGATAGACAGGTAGCGGGAAACCATTACAAAACCATGATGATTCAGCCATTGGAGTATGCACTGGCGAACGACTTGGGCATCTGTGAACATGCGGTGGTCAAGTACATTAGTCGGTGGCGCGATAAAGGTGGAGTCGAGGATCTCAGGAAGGCAGCGCATTACATCGAAATCTTGATTGAAAGAGAAACGGCCCCAAAGGATGATCCAAAGAAGCCGTCTTGGTAGTCACATAAGCATTGCGCCTATGATGTAGCCCAAACAGAAGGCAATTATCATTGCCCCGCCTGTGTATCTAGGTACTAAAAGTTTATCTTTCCACATGGCATAGCTCCTGTTGTAGTTGATCCAATATCCTCAGCACGTCAAATATCTGTTGCCTGTCCCATGAGTCTAGGCGGTCTTGATCGTAGTATTCCTTGATCTTGACCAGCGTCAACCATGCTTGCAATATCTCGTTTCTACTTGGTCTCATGTAAGTCTGCTCCATTGTTGCGCCATGGCGTCGGCTATGCCTTGGTAGGTTTTGCTGCGTATCTTCCAGCGGTCAGGTGATGGCCCCAACTTCCAAATCCGTTGCTCCCTACCCTCGACAATATCGGTGGGTTCGAGTCTTGGTAGATTGTGAAGCCATAGGCCGGTTTTCTTGCATTCGCCATGCCCAAACTGCCACGGCTGGACGTATTGGCTAGCCTTGATCGGAAGCACTCCGACGGGGTTCTCCATGCAGACATAACGAGCAACCGACTTTGCTAGCTCGAACATTTCAAGCGTGTAGTCGATAGCCTCTAGCCTCTGGCGGTGTTTGGGTTTGCCTGTACCGTAATGGGCGTTTCCGCTCACGCATAAGGCTGTGCAAGGCGGGTGCATGATAATCAAGTCCCAATGGCGTTGCCCTGCGAGCTGCATTTGGATGGCTTTTTTGGCGTCCATCGTTAGGTGGAACTTGCTGCCATCGTCTGCGGGTTGTAGGTCACAAGACCACGCTTGATGTCCTAAGTTTCGGAAGGCTTCACGCACTGTGCCGCTAGATTCATAAGCTACAAGTACATTCATTGTTTGCCCTCGCAGTTTGGTTGCACGTTGTCGTAGTCTGGATGATATCCAGCGCACACGTTCTCGACGTATTGGTTGAACGTTTCTACCTCGTGGTTGTAGTCCTCGGATGAGATCCAGAGCAAGGCCGCGACAACTGCCACGGCTATGCAGATCTTTGTAAGGCGGTTCATGCTTGCAACCTCGCATAAAGTGGGCAAATGGTGCCATCGGCCTCTGATAGCAACTGATAGAGATCGGGGTCTTTGTCATCATCAAAGACAACATCACAACCTTGCGCTACATGTGGCTCGCACCATGAGCCATCTTCCAACTGATAGTATTGCTCGATATAATAGCCATCTTGCTGGAAGTATTCTGCCATGATGCTGGTCGGATATGCGTAGGCAATGCGTTTGCGTAAATTCTTCATGCTGTCACCTCAACGCGGCGAATTACTTCGAGCATGATCTGGTCAACGTGCGCTTGTGTAACGTGATCGTTTGGCATGGCTGCACAATCTATCAGCCAAGCAGTATCGGTCATTCTTGAAACTAAGCCTTTAAAGTCTGTAAATTTGTCCATGATATAATCCCCTCGGATTGATTGGTTTAAGCTACTTGGTCGACTGTTTCAACAAAGACTAGATCGCCTTGGCTGTATTCGATAGAGTCGAAGGCTTCCCAGCTAAAACACATTGAGGGAGTGGTCACTCTAAACATTGCGTCAAGGTCAAAGCGGTCATCGTCTTTGATGGCGTGGGCTAAAATATAAGATTGTTTGCAGTGAAGGATGTCGCGGGGTCTAAAGTCATTTGACAGCATGGCGGATCGGATAGCCTTAAGGACAAAATACTTAGCCACAACTGAAACGCTGAACTTTGGCTTAAAATCGATGGGGGCAGCGTGCCGATGCATCCTTTCGCGCTTCCATTCATCGTCGTACATTTTGTCGCGATAATCTGTAAACGTGGTGTATGTTAATGGGTACAGGTTGCCAAAGCCTTCTTCGATTAGGTCTTTAATTTGCTTGTTGTTCATGTGTATTTCCTTGCTGATTGAGTTATAATTTGATACCACGGATCAAACAATAAAATACATATTAAACTTTGTCTAATACCGTTTTGGAATAAGCATATTCCTGGATAGCATATATCGTAAAACATAGGGTGAAACGTGCCAGACCATCGAAATAAACTAGATAAAGAGACAGTTAACCGTCACTTTCCCGAATGGGATCATGGCGGTAAAGGTAGCCATGCTAGACGGTACAATTCGGCCTCAAATGCGGCCTATCAAGCCAACTACGATAAGATATTCGGTAAGGGTAAACACCATGGGAACAACGGCAGCAAATAAGAATAGATCTATAAGACAGGAAGCGCTCAGAGAACAGTTATCTGCTCAGGGTCATGTTCAGCATGTTACTGATATCGCACAAAAATTGACCGATCTAAATGGGGAATTGGATTCCGTACAGGTGCAGAGATTGAAGGCTGCGGCAGATATCAAGTTGAAGTTAATCGGTAAGTATCTAGGGGACGTTAAGGCTGTGGAGATTTCAGGGGCAGACGGCGGTGATCTAGTGATTCAGGTCTCAGACTTCAAGAATGCCTGAGATATCTATTCCCTATCAGTGGGAACCTAGACCGCATCAAATAGACTTCTTTAGGGCTATGGATAGCGGAGTTAAAAGGGCCGTTTGTGTCTGGCATAGGCGAGCTGGCAAAGGATCTGCTACCCTAAACTTTACCGTTAAAGAAATGTTTAAGCGTGTCGGCACCTACTGGCACCTTTTCCCACATCAAACACAAGCCAGGAAGGCCATTTGGAGCGGTATAGACTCCGAAGGTCGGCCTATCCTTGATCAAGTCTTTCCTAAAGAGATCCGCAAGCGTACCAGTGCTCAGGAAATGGTCATTGAGTTGGTCAACGGGTCTACTTGGCAGCTAACAGGATCGGACAACTACAATAACCTAGTCGGATCTAACCCTGTCGGAGTAGTGTTCGATGAATGGTCACTATGCGACCCTAATGCTTGGGGCTATATCAGGCCGATACTAGCTGAGAATGGTGGTTGGGCTGTCTTTATCTACACTCCACGAGGCAAGAATCACGGGCACTCACTGTATCAAATGGCCAAGTCATCTAATGAATGGTTCTGCCAGAATCTAACGGTCAAGGACACCAAGCGAGCGGATGGCTCACCTGTCATATCACCCGATATCATCGAACAGGAACGACTCGAAGGGATGGAGGAAGCCCTAATACAACAAGAATTCTATGGATCGTTTGAGGCTCAGATTGCTGGTGCATACTTTGCCGATCAGATAGCAACGGCCAAGGATCAAGGACGGGTAACAAGGCTACCGATTGAACCCTCATTGATGGTGCATACCGCATGGGATCTAGGCATATCTGACTCTATGAGCATCTGGTTGTTTCAGGCCATAGGTAAAGAGATCCGGCTCATTGGATACTACGAAAACAACGGCAAGGGAATGGAGCATTACATTCAATGGCTCAATCAATACGCCTCGACCAATAACGTCATGCTCGGACAACACCTAGCACCGCATGATATCGAAGTCAGGGAGCTTACAAGTGGCCGATCACGCAAGGAAGTAGCCCGAGAGATGGGCATTAGCTTCCGAACAGTACAAAGGCCAAGGACTAAGGCTGAAGGTATCCAAGCTATCCGCCGGATGTTCCCTAGATTCTGGTTCGATGAAGACAAGACAGAACACGGCCTCAACTGTATCGCATCCTATCACCGCGAGTTCGACGAGAAACGTAATGTCTTCAAGGATACACCTGTGCACGATTGGGCATCACATGGTGCCGATGCACTACAGACCCTAGCGTTAGGCTGGCAGGAATCAATGGTATCAGGACATAGACCACAACCAAGACAGGCCGAGGTTCGGTTTAGTGTCTTCTGACGCTTATGTCGTATTCACGAATGACTCCGGCCATTGGTGGTCAAGATTCCTGCACCCATTCATCAAACACTGCTACATCGCCATAGCAGATAGAGGCCAATGGATCATATACGCCAAGACCGTGCACTATGTGGACTTGTTTACTATCGATCGACAAATGGATAAAATCGAGGAGGTTATCATTGTTAAAATCGATCGTAAGACCACAAGGCAATCGCTATTTATGCTCAATACATGCGTGGGACATGCAAAACAGATCCTAGGCATTAACCGACCATTTATCTGGACACCGTTTCAGTTATACAAATATCTGGAGAGAACAAAGTGAAGAAACCAAAGGCACCCAAACCAACGGCTCAAGAGTTAGCGGTAACAGAAAGACAACAACGCGCACTCGATGAGGAGATAGCAGAACAGGAACAACGCTTCAAGGCATTGGCTAGAGGCAAGTTAGGCTCAGGCTCATTGCTTGGTGGTGCTCCCCGTACTAG